ATACAAGTGACCTCTTAAACCCAGTTATCAATGCCCAGATTGCTTTTCATATGAGTAATGGTGGAGAGAACTGGTCTGCTTGGCATGGAATGAACGCTAAGGCGAAGGCTTGGCTTAAGAAGTTTCCCAACTAAGGACATGTTCCTTAATTAACGAAATGGGTGTTTCTTTAGACACGTCTATTTGGGCATAAGGAACGTTTATGTACTTTAAAAAAACGTCGTATGGGACGTAGTACCCTTTTGTATGATTAACCGAAAGCACCCTGTTTTGGCTTGAGCAAAAAATCGTGTTTACTAAACCAGATCCATATTCACAAACAATTTTGGACGATTGATGGATCAAAGACACCTGGTCTAGCAGATGCATGTTTTCCATACACACGACCTCATACCCTATATCTTGCATAAGTTCTTCTAGTTCTTTTTCATGTTGAAATTTTCTTTCTGTGGTGCCAGACCTAGATATAAAAATCTTTCTGTCTTTCTTTATGCTGTTTGTTGGAAAGAGGATTCTCATTCTATCTATAGCCCATTGATAATCGTCGGGGTTGCATGGCTGTAAAAATTTATAATTGTAGTAGTCTTTATTTTGATAAAATATTGTGCTATCGTTTTCTGACTTTCTGTTTACAGACATCCACTTTCTTTTATCAAAAAATAGTATTGCGCTTTTGCTTCTCATGGAGGAGGCGGTCTTCTCATCTACGCATATAAAATCAATTCCTGTGTATAAAACAAAGTCTAAAACATGCGCTATATTTCGGAACGACCTGCAAGAATTTCTAAACATGTTATAAGAAATTCCGTGTGGGCTAAGGTTGTCTACTATAAAGACAACGGTAAAGTGTTGTCCAGTGTCTTTTAATAAAAGCAGTCTTGGGAAAAGTTCCAGAATATTATGATAGTACTGAGGAATGGCATGAACAAAAATAAAGTTGTCCCCTTGTGCACCTACTCCATCATGAAACCCGCTAAGTTGTGGAGGAAATGGGTGTGATGGGTCGACATAGACGAGAGGGTTTGCAACCTTGACTGCTATTTGGTAATCGTCAAGTTTTATAATATGCTCGACGTGGGCCGAAATGTCTACTTCTTTAGGTATATTTATCACTAATTACTCCTGGACCACAAAAAAGATTCACGACCAATTTCTGTACTTAAATCATACCCAAACCCAGACATAATAGTTTTAACAACAGCACCGTTCTTAATAGCCTCATCGTACACAGAAGAAACATAGTATTCCTCTCTCACACGATTTTCCTTCAGTATTGAAGCAGTTGCATACTGCAGAAAATCATTAGAGCGTTTCCAGTAAAATACCCCTCCTACCGCTTCATTACTTATCTGATTTTTTTCTTTTATGTCAACAACAGCACCTTCTTTTTTAAGAACATATGCGTATTCTTTTGATTGGCTAAAAAACGTACCTAAAGCAGCGTCACAATCTAAATACTGTAGTCTGTTGTGATCAATTTTTAGTGACATATCGCAGTCTAATATTACAAGTTCTTCCGATGTTTGTAAAAACTCTTTTGCTAGCATGACCGACATTAGTTGTCCTTCTACCTTTCCCTGTTGAACAAGAATGATTGCATCAGGAAAAAAATCTTTAATTACTCTGTCTATTGAGTAGTTAGATACATGCCTGTCCTTAACAACAAAGATCTTTGTGTCTGCAACTACATGCTCCATTGCCCAATAAAACATTGGCATAGAGTCTATAGTCGAAAGAGGTTTTGGCTCGTTGCCGATTGATCTATACCTAGTTCCGTCGCCAGCCATTGGCATCACAGATATTGTCATTAGAATCCAATCTTTGATAAAATTGTATCACATATATGCAAAAACTTAACAATGTGGTCTGGTTTATCATAGTGAAAAGGAACCATTGATAAAAATAGGGATGCCTCATAAACTCGTAAAAGGTTTAATGATACACCTCTGTTTGCCAAGAAGTCTAAAAAAAGGTCCTCTATCAACTGATTATCAAAATGTGCCCCATATATTACACTCTCGTATTTGCCAAGAATTGACTGACTTAGTTTTGCTAGGTCATAATATTCATCTATAAATAGGTCGTCTTCAGTCAGTGCCCCGCGAGGATCTATAAACTTAAACTGCAGTTCCTTGCTATCAAACAGAATATTAGAAAGACAGAGGTCTCCATGTGATACAACACTATTCCAGGACATTCTCTCTGCCTTGTAAAATTTGTAAGACTCCTCTATTCTACTTAGCAGTTGTAACTGAATAATATCTGCACCAACTCTTTGTCTTGTTTTATGAATAACAAGTTTCTCAGATTCATATTCTGTGCAGGCTTTATTTCCATACGTCTCTAAGCACAAGTTCTGAAATGAAGAAATGTTCTTTAGTAGAGAGATAAAGAGATGTGTTGTCATCCTACCTTGAGCATAAAATTCCCCAGAGTTGAAGCCATTTATATTTTTCATTGTATACTCTGCAGTAGTGCCATCCGAAGAAAAGTTTTCTGGCTTTACAAAGTATCTCTGTATATGAGGAGGAAGTAGATAGTGGTAATCATACTCTTGCTTAAGTTTGTCTATTGCTGACGAACTCTTTACTACTCTTTCTCCGTTATCAACAACTTTATTAAACGGTCTAGTTATATGCTTGGCGATCACGCAAAACTATCCATCTTTTTGTATACTGAAAGATGAGATGTGTATCTTTTACCAGCAGTCACAGTTTTTACTTGATGAAGATATGGATCGACGCTTGGAAAAATAACAATACTTCCAGGACTAGGTTTTATCTGCAAATCGTGATTTGGAAAACTCAATTCTCCACCAAGATAGTCGTCGTTTATATACATAATCATTGAAAAGGCTATGGAGTCGTGTCCGTCGTAGTTATCGCAATGTGGACCCATGCTTGAGCCTTTGTCCCATCTTCGTATTGGTAAGTGATCTAATGGCATATTGTAAAAACGAGAGTCGAGTCCATGACCTGATAGATATTTGTCAACTGACATCTCTGCTGCCATTACCAAACTGTTTTTAACATAAAGCATTTTGGATCCAACACTATGACTATCAACATGACTAGGGACTGAGTTGACATTGAGCGTCTTGTTACTACCGTATATAACCGAACTGTCGTTGCTTGCATTCCATTCGCTCCACGGTGCTATCATATCGTGTGTTGATTCGTCAGCATTCAACTGCTCAATAAAGGCTAGCAATTCTTTGGGGTAACTAAGAACATTTCTAAAATACCAGATATTTGACTCAAGTATCTGTAGATCAAACATATGGTACATATCTTGTGGGTCAAACCCATCTTTTGTGGACTCCATTAAACACTCCTTTCATGCCATTGTACACCAACAGACCTAAGTTTGTCTAAAATTGCTAAATCGTCTTTTAGTTCATCAGATATAGAAACATAGTCCCATTTAAGACCAGCCAAGTCACAGAGCCACCCGTATGTTAGTCCGTATTCTGGAAAGGCCCCTATCTCTATTGCTTGTGATCCACTTTGAGCAATAAAAAGATTAACACATCCAGATCCAGAAGATGTAGCGATTGTCTTTGCATTAAACACTAGGTGTAATTGTTCCATATAGGACATACCTTCAAAGCATACAGATGTAAACCCATTGTCGGTATAGTATTTTTCAACAATACTGTCTTTATTAAAACTCCTCTTAAGATAGAAAAAAGAGTTTCCATGAGTAGGACTAGATCTTTCAGTATCGGATAGGCTATCCCAGTCTTTTTTATGTCGAACGTTAGCATCTTTTCGAGAGATATATAGTAGTTTTGGTGAACTATCATCGACATACATTTTTTTTAAGAAGGATTCTCTCATGTGCTGAGTACATTTGGTTACAAATGGCACCAATAGACCATTAGTAAATCCTGGTCTGTCCCAAAATGGTATATATTCGTTAGGCCAATCACATCCAGAAAGAAAATGTGAAAAATCGTTAAACATGTACACTTCATCAAACAGAAGAGAGTGTGACCTTAAACCATATATTTCTTTGTGTTCAGAGTCTTCCTTATATTCATCATAAATGCCTTTTAAAAAAACAAAACTTCCTAACTTCTTCAATGACTCCAAAAAGAGCGCTGTGTGTGTCTCGTCTGACTCTGAATGTATTAGTCCTCCATCTGTGATAAAAACAGGATCAATGTTCATTTCTAATGTTTTTATTAGTTCGTATTGGGCGTTACCCTCTAAGACCTGGTGATAAAAATATCTGTTAAGAATGAAAGGAAAAGTTTTACCAACAAGCCTTTTTTCTCTTGAACCTGAAACAAAAACAACCCTAAGATTCTTAATTTTTAAAAGTGGAATCTCCACTCCATCTAGCCAAATTTCTTCAACCGAATCTGCTGTTATGTTAGGCATTTGATTTAATACAATTCGCTCATCGGTATGTCTGTGCCATCTGTTAGTCTCACAAGCCCGTTATCTCTGATCTGTTGCCACTCGTCCGACTGCTCTTTTTGTAGAGATCTAACGTCGGATAACTCTTTTGCCCATGAATCTCTTATTTCTTGTGGATAGTCTGACTCTTCTCTGTCGTCCCAAAACGATCCCAGGGTATACCTTGGAGACTTTTTGACTAAAGTAACCTCGTGCATATTTTTGTGCCCTCCGTGAAAAATCCAAAATGTGCCAGATTGTGGCTGTACTTCAATTATTTCTTTCCCTCCGTTTGCATAGAATTTTAATAGGCCACCATCGAAATCATCATTGAGATATAAAAACCCTGCATACCTACTTCGTGTGAAGGCTCCTTCTACTCCATCGTTTGATGAGTTATCAGAGTGCTTTGGAGCATATGCTCCTGGTAGCCAACGCTGTAAGTGAAAACTTATCTTAGACATCTTTGATACATCCACTCCTGCAACTTCTGACGCACACTCTCTCATTTTTTGTTCAGTATCTGAAAAAAACGTATCTGATAGTCCTACCTCTTTTAGTATAGGACTTCCGTCCTCTGGGTAGCCAGCAGAGTATGACTCATAGAATGAAATTGATTTCCAATACGACTCATCAGTTTTTGACATTATTTGTGTCAGTTGTATTATCGACACTGCCTCTTCTTTAGAGATAAAGTCTTCATATTTAAAAATACCCTCTGTTACTTTTACTAACTTCATTATGGCTGCCTCTCTCCTGTATGCCTCATTATTGTCCAAAAGAATGGTGACGTAAATCTATTCCCAGATTTAACTGGTCTAACTCCATGAGTGTACAGTCTGTCCCCTGGAAAAAAATATGCTGCCCCAGCCTTCGGCTTAAATTCAATACCGTGCTGTGGGAAATAAAGTTCTCCTCCTTCATAATCATCATTGAAATAAAATAGTCCTGCTATATCATAATGTGGAAAATCGTTTGGCCTTCCTTGCTCGATTCCAGTATGAAACTCCTTGTCAGCGTGAGGCTCCTGTCTCGCCCCTACGGGCCACCGAACAATTGCTGGGCCCGTTTCTTTTGCATCAACACTAAAAAACCTATCTACCTCAACTTTTAATCTTTGGATCATGTCGTTTATTAGCCCAAGGATGGTCGGGTCTGATGCCATCAGAGAATTATAAGTACAGACTCTATCCTTCCAAACATCAGCATCATATAGAACTAGGCCATCTGCATCTACATGAGTCTCTGTAATATCCCAAACCTTATTGTTTAAAGCAAAAGTTATGAGGCGTTGTCTTTCTTCTGGGGACAAAAAGTTTTCAAGTTCTACTATGTTATCAGAAGAGTCTCCAAAAAACCCTGAAGGAGTTATTGACTGGGTAAAGTGACGATTAGCGACGCTATTTGAAATTTTGTCTTCTTGAAGACTGTCTATGATATTGTTCATTGTGCTTCCACAACCATTAGTCTTATAGACTTAACAGAGTGATCTCCAAGTTTGTTCCCGTTGTGGTCTGTGGCATTACGATAATAATTTGTCCAAGTTCCTTGTTGGTTTTTTGCGCTAATGTCTGTAGTGTAAGCCGTAAGATCGTATGGCGATTCTGGAGGTGGAGTTTTTTTAACAATTATTTGAGAATTTTGTAAAATGTTTAAATCAATTGGAATAATTGCAATTACTGGGGTACCAGCCTTAATAGTGATTTCAACATTTGGCTCCGTTACTCTTAAGGCGCAGGGAATCTGTCCATGAAAAAAAGAAGTATTGATAATTGTTGTAAATGCCTGAACACCCCTGACAAAGTGGTTTGCTGGTGGCATTGATAGCATATCAATACCAGGGCTTGTTGACAGCATTATCCCAGTATTAAAACTTACAGTGGCGCTGCCTCTTTGAGATGTTGCATACTTCTGTCCTTTTGTAATGGTTACGTGTTTTGCCGACTCGTTAACTGTTCCATCCCAGATAAAAGATATGTCTTCTGGAAAAGAAATTCCCCAGCCATACTGATTGGCTAAAGTTATGGGAAAGCATCTGTATGCATGTTTTTCCCATGTAACATCCATCCAATCTCTTGTCCCACCAAGTGGTTTAATATCTCCAAGCCCATGTTGAGTAAAGTACGCCTGTATTTCTATCATGACCCAATCTCCTGATAAAACTCTGGTCTATGATATTTGTCACTGTAGTCTAGCATTGTCACCAACGAATATTTTGTTCCAGAAAGTACTGGGAGTGCTACATGAGGATACATAAAATTTGATGGAAAGATTACTGTATCTCCAGCCTGTGGTTTGTATTCTATCCCCTGTTTTGTAAATAGTAATCCACCACCCTCGTAGTCGTCATTCAGGTATGTTACAAGAGATACTGTGCAGTTATATGAGAATCCATGATCATGGTGCTCTTGAAAGTGTTGTCCTGGCTTATACCTAATAAAATTAAAAGCCTCCCAGTACCTAAGTTCGCTTATATTGTGTAGTCTGCAATAGTCGTGCACGGCTGGGAGTTGTGCGTCGTAGCAGTCTTGCCAAATATCCCCTAGTTCTTTAATGAATGGGTCATAAGGTGAAAGATCTTGCTTCTTAAACTTAAAATCATTACAGTCCCTGTAGTCTGGCATCAGTTGGTTATATCCAACATACGCTGGTTGCCATGCTGGGTACTTGGCTGGGTCATCGTTCAGCAGGTTTGTTATTCTATCTACAATCTTGAGTTCTTTTTTGACTGTATTCCTATATACTAAGATTCCCGATCCTAAGTCATCTATTTTATCCCACATTTTTTTCTCCCTTTTTATCCTCTTCCATTATACACCAATTGTCCTAATTTATACCGCATTTTAAGTAGTAGTGGCAAGAGCCACCACTCATTTATATTCTAAGTTGTAACGAATATTCACTTTAATGTTTTTCATCATCATACATTCCCCATTTGTGCACTGGGCATCCTGCTCCTGCTAGTTTTGTTTTTCCCAACATAATACATCCACACTTTTTACACTGTGTGGTTAGTGGTGTAAAAAACTCGCAAGATCTGCATATTTTCATTCTCTCATCAACTACAGACTCATCGTGTATCAGTTTGTCATAATCTAAAAGGTGCCACGGCCTTGAGTCTCCCAAAGACTTCTTCCACTCTTCCCATGCAGACATTCTAGTTTCCTTCTGTAAAATTGGTGCCATTCCAAATATAACCTATGTTTGCTATTTGCCCAGGTAGAATAGGAATAGCCGTTATATCTGATAAAAAGACTGCATCAAGTTTCTGTTGAAGTATACTATTATTTTGTGCAGAGAATGTGACAAATACAACATTGTCTACAAGAAGGACATACGTCTTGAAAGCATCAAACATTTCGGTATAGGATATACCTATTGGTGCATCTCCACCAGAAAAGGATATCCCGTCCCATGTTGCTCCTTTACCTGCTTGATGAGCGTGTTCTCCTGTAGCCATTCCAGTTATAATACTACCACTTTCGTATTTTTGCATAAAACTGTCAAACATCTCGGCTGGAAACTGATATATTTCAGCCACTTCCCACTCAAGACCAGTTGTTTTTACCACTAAGGCAATGTTCATTTTGATCTCCTTTTTATTTGATTATTTAAGTATATCACGATCTGTGGTACTTTGCAACAATTAGCCGAAGCAGCCATGACATGAGCCGTAAGGTAGTAGACCACAGAATGGCTGACCACAAACTGCTGGAGTAAATGAAGGAGGAGAGAAGAATGAAGGAGGAGAGAAGAATGAAGGAGGAGAGAAGAATGAAGGTGGAGAGAAGAATGAAGGAGGAGCGAAGAATGAAGGTGGAGAGAAGAATGAAGGAGGAGCGAAGAATGAAGGTGGGAAGAATGGAGGAGCGAAGAATGAAGGTGGGAAGAATGGAGGAGAGAAGAAGGCTGGAGGCAATGTAGTAACGCTGTTAGA